GTACCTGCATCAATAAGCTGACGAAGGATGGACGTTGCCGATTTAGCCAATCCACCAATAAGGTGAATAAGCCCTGTACCGTAGAAACCAAGGCTTGGAAGGTATCTATAGTGAACGAAATGTGGTCTTTTAGTTTTCTTTTCATCATCTTCATACCAATTCTTTCTAATAGCTAAGATCGTTCTAGATGATTTGTCTATTGTAACAATGTAGGGTCTTGCCAGACCATCTTTATCTTCAAACGGTTCAGGCATATCAAGATCAACGTGCATCTCTAGTATGGTGTGCCTGTCATCATCATCATAAACTTCATTACTTCCTTCCATATCGTCATACTTTTCTTGGATGTCAGACTCATCTCTTGTTGGCTCTGGAAGCTCTATATCTTTATAAAAACCGTTAACTTGAAGTTCTCTTACTTGGTTTTCTGTTTTTTTCATTACATGGGTATACCGTGAACAAGACATCAAGTCGGATGCACCATAGGAAACTACAAAATCCTCGGCAGGCACAAACATGGAACATGGTCTTTCCATGATCGGGTCGTAATAAACTTTTTTAAACGCTGATCCTGCAAGGGGGAGACGGAAAAGCATTTGTTCCATCTCGTCACGGTATTCAGTCATCTCTTCAGTCAACATATAGTTCATTTCGTTTTCTACACGTTTAGACTGTGCTGTCTTTTCTTTGGTTTGTTTTCCTACAATCTTTGTACGAACAGGTCCTGACGCAGGAAATATCTCACCCATTGCCTGCGCTTGAAACCTGACAATAGCTTCTGATAGTAGTGGATGAAACACTCCAGAAGCACCTTCCCAAGGTTGGGTTCTTTCTTCTATTTTCATTCCAAGAAGATCAAGACCTTTTACATAAGATCGTGACCATTCTTTTCTAGACGATCTATCTGATTCAAAATCTTCTACTAGCTCTGATGCTATTTCTTCTAAGTCTGCATCTTCTATAAAATCAGCTAGATTTGAGTTGTGATCAGGTCCGACAAGCTCTTCTGTCAAACCACCTTCAAAGTCAACTACAACACCACCGTCCTCTGTTTCTACAGATACAGAATCTGGATTAACGACTTCTACTTTAAGTTCTGACTCAGAAGGATTATCTTCTACGTCAACCTCAAAAGGTTCAAGATTTTTATCAACAGCCATTATCTAATTCTGAATTTAGTTCCTCTAGTGGCTAGACCTCCACCTCTCATTTTAAGAACCTTACCACCTTTAGCGTAGGTTTTTTTCTTCATCATACCTCCACCACGCATGGTTTGTTTCTTCATGGTGGTTCTACCACCTGCAGCGTAAGTTTTCTTTTTCATAACCCCACCTGCTCTTTTATTGGCAGGATTCTTCTTTAATTTTTTATCTTTTGCATATGCTTTTAATGATTCAGCATCTTTCTTAGTTTGTTTCTTCTTAGCAAAAGTATTAGCCCATTCTTTTAGGGTCATTCCTTTTTTCTTTAATTCTGCTCCTGTAACAGCTAATTTCTTTTCGCCATCTTTATCATAAAAGTATTTTTCTCCTGCCGCTCTTGCTGCAGATATACTTCTTGGTTTATCTTTTAATGGATTTTGTCTTGTTGATAATTTCTTTGGCTTTTCTTTTGTTGGAGTTTTAGGTTTTGGGTCGGCTATAGCAGGTCCTTGCTTTTTAAGAGTTAAGCCTGGTTTTTTAGCAAACTCTTCTCTTATCTGCTTTGTTCTTTTAATTTTTCTTCCGTCTTTAGGTTTAGGGTCTACATTAGTCGGATCACCACCAGGCGAAGCAACGAATATTCCTTTTCCTTTTTCAGCATCTTCTCTTGAGGGAAGTCCAATACCCCTAACAAACTTATTAAACTCTGCTCTGTTTTTGTATGTTTTACCACCTATCGTAATAGGTTTATCTTTATCTGCCATAGCTGCTCCTTAGTAGTATTCAACTGGTCTTCTATATTTAGGCTCGTCATCCCAATCGTCTCTTTCAGCACGAACCCATCCACCTTGACGAAATCTTAACAGTGCCTGTGTGGTGCTGTCAACTAAATCATCGTGTTCTCCAGACGGAAATGACGCACATTCTTCAATAACCTCATCTGCCCATCTAGACTCATAATACCACACACTGCCACTAGAAAACAAGTCAGTAACTGCGTTAACTCTAGCAATTTTATCGTTACCCCTAGTGGGGGTAAACTCCGTAACAGGTATTCCCATAGCTCTTAATTCAAATATTAAAGGCGCACCAGAAGCTTTTGCCTCTACAATCATCTGATCTGGCTCAAATTCCCAATATTTATCGTATGCGGCACGTTTTAACTCTGGAAACTCCAGTTTTTCTTTAAATGCATCTAAAAGAATCAGATGTGGTCTGTTTTGATCGACATCTTGGTGGTGATAGAACACCCCCCATGTGGTGCAGGCACTATAATCGCTTCTTTGTGTCTTTAAAAACGCTGTATCCCATGATTGGATGATGCATTCACAGGGTGGTAGCTCTGATTCTGTCCATTCTTGCCACCATTCACGTTTAATTAACGCTCCTTCCTCGGAGGTGGGGTCTTGTTGGTACTGTGCGTTCCATTTTGCTACTGGTAATTCAGCTTTTAAGCTGTCTAACTCGTCTAAGCTCCAAAATTCTTCCCATAATGGCGTACCAGAGGGTAAAATAGCAGGTAATTGTATCAATTCCCACTCATCTGCACCTTCTCTTTCGGTCATACTCTTTAAAATTTGACCTGTTAGGTCTCTTTTTGACCATCTGGTCATAACTAGGATAATCGCACCTCCTGGCTGTAGACGTTGACGAGGACCTGAAGTGTACCATTCGTATACTTTGTCGTATACATCGGGGTTATACTGCCCTAATTGAGCTTCCTGCTCTGAGTGTGGGTCATCAATTATCAGAATATCAGCACCTTTACCTGTTACAGCACCACCAACACCAATAGCAAAGTAGTCACCACGCTTGTTTGTGTTCCATCTACCTGCGGCTTTACTGTCTGTTGACAGTTCAATGCCACTAAAGACATTTTGATAATCTTTTGACTGTATAAGGTTTCTTACTTTTCTACCAAAACCCACTGCCAACTCAGCAGTGTGGGCTGTTTGGATTACTTTCTTATCTGGATACTGCCCCAAAAACCAAGCAGGGAAAAGATACGATGCAAATTCTGACTTGGTATGACGGGGTGGCATATTGATTATCAGTCTTTTTAGTTCGCCTTTAGCAACTCTTTCAAAAGCATCAGCCATTATTTCGTGATGTTCACCACCGATAAATCCAGACCACATCATCTTGACAAAAGTTAAGAAGTCAGTTTTCGATAAATCTTTTTCTTTGGCAGTTTCATACTCTTCTAATAGTTTCAGCATTTCTTTTTGCTGATCTAAAGGAAGTAGAGCAATTTTAGCTTTTAAGTCTTTAGACTGAATGTTCACTGTTTCTTCCTATTCCTTCTAGCAGATACAACTCTTAAATTACTTTTCTTGTTATTTCTAGGATTTCCGTCTCTATGGTCAATATGTTTTTTATCCCCTTTCTTAACAGTACCTTTCTTTATAGCTTTTCTTCTGTTTTTATTTCTTAACGCTCTTTCCTGCTTCATTTTCTTAGAGGCATGATATTTTCTATATTCACTCATTTTTTTCTTTACATCCTTTCCTCTTATAGGTATACCTGTATAATAGGTATACCTTTTATAGGTATATCTTTAAAATTACTTCGTAATTTAACAGGTATACCTATGGTTCTAGAACTAGCTACAATATGGAACATACTGCTAACAGTCATAGTAGCACCTATAGCCTGGTATATCAAATCCCAAAATGATGAACTCAAAAGAGTTCAAATACTTCTAAACAAAACACGGGAACAGTACGTCCATAAGAATGACCATAAAGATGACATCGATAGAGTGGTCGAACACTTAGTGAGACTAGAACAGAAGCTAGATAGCCTATTAGCATCCAAATAAGCGTTACTCAGTAGGCAGTGAACCCAAATACAACACAAAGTACCACCAAACCATTAAACCCTCTGTATCGCCTTTAAATAGCCTTTCCATAACATAGGAGAATAACACACTAAACCAAAACAATTCATTCACTTTAAAGCGTTTTAACAGTTCCATATGATTCTATGTGCAGATTACTATATATACTCATGTCCAACTGGGTGCTTGTCATCGGTGGGGTGGGGGTAGGTGGGGTCAATCTCCAAGTAAGGTTTTGATCTTTGCCTCTAGTTCCTCTTTTATCTGATCAGCATCTCTGGACTCCTCCACAGAAATGTCAGAACTGAATAAACGAATTGTCTTTAATTTCCCTAAAAGCTCTAAGGCTCTGACTCTGGATGTTGGACTGCCATGCTCAAAATCTGATGCCTCTCTTTCCAACCCTGTAATTATTTGATGTGATCGGTTGAGCGATTGAGTCCGATGGCGTTCCTCTATCTGCCTTTTTCGGTCTTCGTAAATTGGGGTTAAATTGGGGGATCGGAATAATAGGTGAGCCTCTTTCCTAACATTGGCATCACTGAAGTTTTTACAATCATATGAGGCTTTATAGCTATCGGTTAAAGTGAGAGGTTGATCTACTCCTATTCCTAATATGCCATCAATGAATTTAGACTGCTTGGCAGTCAGACGAGTCCGAGTTTTTGCCTGTCCTTTTACAAGCTTTAACTTTGGTTTTTTGTGGTCTTTCATCGGTCAAATTCTCCTCTAAAAAGTGGTCTATAACTTTTTTATTTGGGGTCTAAAAAGTTCAATATACCACTTAAAAGAACAAAAGGTAAACATCAATATAAGGCTCATACAGAGGCATACAGAACTTTTAGGTAGTCTAGGTTACGAAACACCTCCAGAGGCTACTGACAGGCTTTATATTCGATCTGAGCATTTTGACCTCAAAAAAAAAATCCTTTAAAATCAATGACTTAGAAGTTCACTTTCTGTACTTTTAGACATTTGGCTGAAAAAAAACCCTTTAAAAACAAGGACTTAGTTTTTGCACATATACCCTTTTAAACAAAGGCTTTAAAATAAAACCCTTTAAAATCAAACACTTAGCACATAGCCCCAATAAAATAAGGGTGTAAATAATAGCTGAGAGGCTAGAAAAAACCCTTTAGAATCAATGACTTAAAAAAGTCATATATAACTTTGAGTGTTATGAAACCCAATAAAATAAGGGGTTTGAGATATCTATTTATTATCAATGGTTTAACTATGTCTTATTATTAGTTTGACATGGATATCGAGTTATGATCTAACAGAGGTGGGGCAATGCCCCTTATACGAATCATGTGGCAAAAATACAACAGGGAGAAAAAGCCAAGAAACAGACATCGCAAGCCATAGGACTAGCCAACCTTTCAGCCTCACATAAAAAATAGGCATCGGCTCGATCTCACCCCCTCGGTAGATTAAGACCCTGTTGAACGAGAGTTCCTTGGGCATCTAGCGAACTGTATAAAAAGGTGGAGACCCCAGAGATGGTAAGGGTAAAAAAAAGTTAGGATATCTTAATCGCAGATCATCAATTGACATATGCCGATAGTCCTAACAATCGTAAATTAAAAGGGGTGATTATTTGCCCCTATTTAATTTTACGAGAGGTGCAGAAATAGTTCTGCATCTCTTCTAAAATTAATGGAGTGAAAAATGAAAATTGAACCAAAAGAAATATTTTTGGATTGGACACCGATCGATGTTGCAGAAGACCTAGATAATGTTAGCGACAGTTTAAATGATGCTCTCTGGGATAAAGGTCTGAGAAACCAAAGTTCTACTGTTTCCGATATCTGGGATCAATTCAGCGATGAAGAAAAATTAGAATTGAATGATCTAGAAAAAACAAATTCAAGCACGTTTCATTGGCAAGGAATTTTTGCCAGATATGATGCAGTTGAAAAGAGCCAATGCAAATAAAATTAACCATGAAAACAAGGAGTGAAAAATGAATATAGAACCAAATAAAGTTTTTGAATTTTGGAGTTGTGACGAGGTTGCCGAATGTGTTGAGGGTGTGAGTGAAAATTTATATCGATCTCTCTGGAATAAAATAGATGGTAGGGCGAGGAGAATTGTTGCAGATAAAAGAATTTGGAACAAATTCAGCGATGAAGAAAAATTAGAATTAAACAGTTTGAAAGTAGGTGAGTAAATGGAAAATGAAATAGAAATATGTGAAACGTGCAAATCACCAAATTGGAGAAATCTTTCACATTTAGAAAATGAGAATCCTCATGGTGTTTGCGATGATTGTGGGAACAATTCATCTGAGTTTGTAGAGGCACAGGCAGAAATAATAGATCACATTCGTAAGAGTGCAGAGTCTTTTGACTTTGGAAAGATTGACGAACACCATGTACCACAACCACGCACTTGGGCAGAGGTAGAACGCAAGTGGAATAAGATGGGTATTAAGGCTGAACAGATGGGTATTAAGGTAGAAAAGTTTGAGTGAAATTACATAGGATGAGAGCCTTATCATAAGGCTCGACTCCCCTGTAATTACAGGAAAATATCAACGTCAAATAGGAGTGAAACCATGACAATATTATCAAAAGAGATGATCGATGTAATTGAAACAACCAATGCAATGATCGAAACAAATCGAAACACTAACAAGGCAAACAGTGAGGCGATCAACAAGGGAAACATCGATATCTATGCAACAACAGTTGCAAGTTTTTCCAAATATAAAGCTGATACGATAAGCACCAAGGACGTTAAAATCTTTAGAGGTCAATGCTCAGACGATTGTTTCCTTAGTCCATCGAAGACCAAAAAGGTAGTTGAAAAAACTCAATGGGTCTTTGAGGACTTCAAGAAAAACAAGGTTTTCAAATCATGGCATAACCTTGGATATGCTGAGATTGTCACTGAGATTAAGAACAAGTTCGAAGAACTTGGGATCACATCAGAGGCAAAGTTGATTAAGCATTTTGATCCAAAGCGACAGGATCAGTCAGACGTAGAAAAGCTTGTTGAAAAAATCCTAGGCAGACCATCCAAAAACGAGGGTGGGTGGGTTGGTGGCTTGGATGCCAGAGACCTTAGAAAATTCGAAGAGGTATTTGAGGCAACCAAGACTGCCAAAGATGAGATGAATGGCAAAGGTGCGAAAGCTGAGAAGACCAAAAAAGAAGAGCAGAAGATCAACGAAGAGGTCAACGAATGCTCAGACATTTTGGTTGCCTCTGCTAATGCTGACAATCAAGCAGACCTAGACAACAACCCATTCTGATTATTTCTAACAGGGCAGTTTAAAGTTATAGATAACTTTTTTACTGCCTTGATAGATGCAATCAGCATCATCTCAAACAATAATAACAGGAGTGAAAAATGAGATTTAGTGATATTAGAGATTCAATAGTTTCAATTATGAGACATAACCTAGAAGTTCAACAGTCTGGAAAGGCAACTGACTCGTCCATCCTTAACCCATACGTTGTTGGTACATATGGCATTGGAAAGACTTGTTGTGTTAACGATGCCATCAAGGTGTTAGGCAGTGATTGGGGATGCGTTCCTTATCGATTGTCAGACCATGAACCAACAATTTTATCTGGTTGCAGAATACCAAATAAAGAGGGAACAGAGGTTGTTATCGCACGTCCAGATTGGCACGTTAAGGTCTGGGATGCATTCAACAATGGCAAGAAATATGGAGTTCTTTTTCTTGACGAGGTTGCAGAGGCTGAGATGCAAGTTCTTAATGTTGGTAGGCAGTTGATCAACGGACTCGGAATTGGTGAGTTCAAATTGCCCCAAGGTTGGTTCATCGCATTAGCTGGAAACAGAGTTAAAGACAAGGCTGGTGCAAAGAGACTGCCTACACATTTCAAGGACTGCTTAGTGTTTCTTGAGGCTGATGCAGACCTAGAAGATACCTGTTCGTATGGTGTTGAATCTGGTTGGGATTTCAAGGTTGTTTCCTACCTCAGAGCGAGACCAGAATTTTTCTGCAAGAATGATCCTCTGGAAGATGTTTCTCCTAATCCTAGATCATGGGAGAGGGTGAGCAATGCCTTAAAGTTAAAGGGTCTTGGTGCTAGTGTACTGCAACAGATCATAACAGGAACAGTTGGTGAGTCAGCCTGTGCAGATTTCATCGGTTTTCTTAAAGTTATCAAAGATGTTCCAGAGTTTCTAAACTTGGATAATCTTATCGCTAACCCAAAGACTGCGAGAATACCAGAGAGACCAGACGTTCAATATGCTCTTTGTGGTGCTTTATCTGGCAAGGCAACGAAATCAAACATCGGCAACATCATTGCTTATGTTTCAAGATTTAAAGATTTAGAAAATAATTCTTTGGAACTAGCCGTTGTTTGTATCAAAGATGCAGTCAGACGAGACAATTCTTTTGCCTCACATCCAGAGGTTAAAACGTGGTTGGCATCAACAGGTAGGGAGTTAATGGTATGAACCTAGACGTAGACACAAAAATTGCGAAAGCAAAAACGATGTTGATCTTGAAGTTTCCATTCTATGGGTCAACTCTTTTAAGCACTGTTGTCCGAGAGGATAACAGTGTGCCAACGATGGCAACTGATGGAAAGAGCATTGTTTGGAATAGGTCTTTTGTTGAGACCTTAACAGTCAAAGAGGTCATGGGTGTTTTTGCCCATGAGGTCTTGCACATTCTTTTCAAACACGCTTTGAGGATGAGAGGCAGAGTTCATTTAACTTGGAACATTGCTTGCGACTATGCCATTAATCATATCCTTAGACGAGGTGGTTTAACTCTCCCACAGGGTGCTATATTCCACGAGGAATATGGTAAGCTTTCTGCCGAGGTTATCTATAATAAGATCAGACAGGAAGAGGAACAGGGCAACCAACCAGAACAGGGTGAGGGTAATGGAGAGGGCAACGATCAAGGCGAAGATGGTCAAGGCTCTGGAAATCAGCCTCAGTCTAGCAGTGGTTCTGGCAACCATAAGTCTCAAGGTTGGGGCGATGTTACCGAGCCTAAAAATGCAGATGGTTCTGCCTTGTCAGAAACTGAGTACAAGTTGGCAGAGGCTGATGCAGATCAGAAACTTCTTAATGCGACTCAGCATAGATCAAGGGGAGATATTCCAAGCGAACTGCATGGGATCATCGACAAATTACTTGAGCCTAAAGTTTCATGGCATGATCAGTTTGATCAGTTTATTAAGGGTGGAGATAATCGGCAAGGTTGGACTGAGAAAAAGATCAACATCATTAGGCACAGGACAACAGGAGTTCTTGATCCTGTAGTTGATCGCAAGGGTGTTGGTCATATTGTAGTCGCACAGGATCAGTCTGGATCAGTTCACGATAAGGAACTTGTCCGAGGCTTTACCGAGTTGAACTATCTTTGCGAAGACCTCAAGCCAGAGAGTGTCACTGTCATTCCATTCGATGCAGACGTTAACAAAGACAAGGTGCAGTTTTTCGATCAAGGCGAAGAGATCGAAAAGGTTAACATCAAGGGCAGAGGTGGAACGTGTGTTCAGCCTGTCTTTGACTTCATCGAAGAAAAAGGCATTGAGGTTGACAGGCTTATAATCTTTACTGACATGGGTATATTTGACTATCCAGAAGTTGCCCCAGATTATCCTGTCCTCTGGGTGAACGTGTCACCATCCAAAGGTGTTGCTCCATTCGGTCAGACTATCAAGGTGGATCAGTGATGGAGTACAAGCACAACGATGGGGGGGAATGGTTCTATAAACCATTTCTCCCCAAACATCCTAGGGCGAGAGAGCCTAAAACTTATTTCGGATCAGTGGCAATTGCTATTGCCTCTGACATTTCCTACATCGATGCTCACGAGAAAATGAAATTTATTTCTGAGAACTCAAAGACAAGGCGAGTCCAATACCATAAGCTTAAAGAGTATATTTGCAGTATTGGTTTCGATTGGCATTCAACTATGCGTATAGGCTCTGGAGTAGAGGTTCATTTACGCAAAGAGGAGTTGCCAGAGGGTAACCTTATCATCAAGGTCTCTGGTGATCTTGTTGCAGTTATCGATGGAGTTATTAACCATTACCATGACCCTAGACGATACGATGGCGAGGGCAATGTGAATCGTGC